TTATATTTGATGGGCCTGAAGACCCACCACCAAACAACCCAATAGGCGCAGCATTACCAGCCGTAGGCCACAGCCCTTGTTTAGTCCAATAAGCTACTTGGTCTAACGTCCACACACCCGGCGCAGCACCGTCTGAAAACGGGCCAGTAGGCGCTACAGGTATAGGGCGAATAATGCCAGCGTTCCATTTAGAGATTCCCATTTTATAGGCCCCCGTTAGCGTTAGAACACCCAGAAGGACTGCCAGCAGAATTTGCTAACAAATCGCCAAAGTCTATGGCATTGCCTGTTGAAGCAATTGTTACGTAGTTAATTATGTTTGTACCGGCGTTAATAGTAATAACGGCTCTAGTGGTATTAGACGTAGCACTTTGATAAGATGAAGTATTTGTTAAATCGCCAAAATCAATGGAGTTTCCGGTTGAGGCAATAGTAATGTATTGAATTACGTTGCTATTTCCACCACTAAATATACCTCGGGTTGAAGAACCACAACCGGCTATACCGTATTCTTGTCCTAATAAGTCGCCAAAATCAGTAGCATTTCCTGTTGAAGCAATTGTCACATAGTCAATAATGTTAACAGTTACAAATCCTGTGCCGCCACCAAATACCGCACGAGTTGTAGATGAACAAGCGCCAAGTGTTGACGAGCTTCTTGTCATGTCACCAAAATCAGTGGTGTTTCCAATAGAGGTATACGTAATGTATTGAATTACATTACTACCAGTCCCTCCTCCGCCCGCAAAAATTCCTCTTGTCGCAGATCCACACCCTGCTGGGCCTTCTCCTTCTGAGGCACTTAATAAATCACCAAAATCCGCAGCATTACCTAAAGTGTTAATTGTTACGTAGTCCATTACATTTTGATTTGACCCGCCGCCAAATACACCCCTTGTTGCCGAAGCACAAGCGGCGGTATATGCTTTAGCAAGTGTTAAATCACCAAAATCTGTAGAGTTTCCAGTTGTAGTAATAATAATGTATTGAATAACATTTGTGCCACCACCCCCAAACAACCCAATATCACCAACTAAAGGTGGTAGAGGCCAATTCCCTGTTGCTTTAGCCTGATACTGCTGCACTAGGTTCCATACACCGCTATAGCTTGGCATTTATAGACCTCCGTGAGCGCTAGAGCAACCAGCTAGTCCACTGCGTGATTGAGTCAAATCTCCAAAATCTGTGGCATTCCCAGTAGTAGCAATTGTTACGTAATCAATTACGTTTTGCACAACAGCACCAACATTAAGACCACCGCCAAATACACCTCGAGTAGGGGAAGATGTTGCAGCTATAAGATAGCTAGCGCCAGTCAAATCACCAAAATCAATAGCATTACCAGTGGAAGCTATAGTTATGTATTGGATTACATTAGTTGTTGACGACCCGCCACCAAATAAACCACGAACTGATGACGAACAACTAGCTAAATTGTAAACTGCTGCAAGTAGGTCACCAAAATCAATTGCGTTTCCAACTGAAGCAATCGTAACGTAATCAATAATATTTGTACCGCCAAGACCACCACCAAAAATACCTCTTGTTGTTGAACCACAAGCAGCGAGCGCCCTTCTACCAACAGTAAGATCACCAAAATCTGTAGTGTTGCCAGTGGTAGCTATAGTTACATATTGAATTATATTGGTGTTTATATCTGCACCGGCATAATAATATCCACCGCCAAACAATCCTCTTGTAGAATTTGATAATGCAGATAATGCATTGATCCCTAAAACTAAATCGCCAAAGTCAGTTGCATTACCCGTAGTAGCAATGGTTACATAGTCAATTACGTTTTGTGTCCCTGTTGGTGTTTCTCCACCACCCCAAATGCCTCTTGATGAAGATGAACAAGACGCTAACCAATCTCTTGCAACAGTTAAATCACCAAAATCTGTAGCATTACCAGTAGTGGATATTGTTATGTAGTCAATTGTATTAACATAGTTAGTTGATGTTTGACCCCCACCAAATAATCCTCTAGCCGCAGCCGGACTAACACTTCCACTCGTGCCAAATGGACTAGGGCCATAACTATTTATCGCCCACACATTCATCGTATAAGCAGAACCATTCGTTAACCCTGTGACCGTGATCGGGGAAGATGCGCCTGTGTTGGTGAGCGTCGTGCCGTCAGAAGTTTTAACCGCCGCCGCACCATAGCCAGTAATAGCTCCACCACCAACATTAGCAGGCGCAGTAAAGCTAACAGTGGCTTCGGAATCACCCGCAGACGCACTAACGCTAGTCGGCGCATTAGGCACCTGCAACGGGTTATAGAACGCAGAGATAAACCCTGCTAGGAAACGCATGGACATGCACTACTCCTATCAGCTATTGATCTCTTCCCAACTTGCCGTAACGACAAGATCACCAGCAGTGCCAGCAGTTGCGCCAATAGACCGATCCTCTAGCAAGTAAAAGGTCGTAGTCTTATCCGTCACAATCAACGTAGCATCAGCAGGAACCGATACAGTCGAAACAATCGCCGTAGCCGTACCGCCCAAAGCCGCAGCAGAGTAGAGGTTTATTGTTATATCAGCCGCCGCAGTGCCATCAATATTGGCAACCGTGATTGAGTTGATCTTGTAAACCTTACCACTTGCCGCCGCGTTACTTGCAATAGAAGTCGCAGAAGTTGTACTCAACGACGTAGTAGATGTATTACCGTAAATTGTTGTTACATTCACTATATTCGGGTTTGCGATGATATATCTCCTTCACGCATGGTTTGCGTATTTGCCATGATACAACTCACGGGCTTCGGTTGAAACAAGGTCTGCTAATTCTAAATCATCAAAATAACCAAGATGTTTTATCTTGGACTTTAGTGATACATAAGACTGCCATTTTTTTATGCGTTTATTCCACGTAACTCCCTTGCAACCAGATTTGCTATTTGAAAATAACCTCCTGTTGCATGAGTTTTGCGATGCCGTAGCTACACGTAAATTTTCAATTCTATTATCAGCCGAATCCCGATTAATATGGTCTAGTTGCTTTGGAACCACGCCGTGGTGATAAAAATAAATTAACTTATGTAAACACCAGTGTTGACCATGAATTTTGGTAGTGCTATATCGACTTGATCTTGTCCCTTTTGGGGTTGTTCCAACTACAGCACCCGCATAGTTACCATTACCCATCATTGAATGGCGACGTATCAACTTGCCGTCTAACCGGTAGTCAAACATCTCCCTCACCATTTCTTGGGTAAGTTCCACGGTTCGCTCCTTATAGCCCGAAGATCATTGCAAAAGCAATAGATTTGCCAGCAGTAATGCCAGCAGAAAATTGTGTCACTACACCACTACTATTTTCGTAAAAAAACTTACCGTCAGCAATGTTGATCGACAATTCACCGGGTAAAAGATTCGCCGCAAGAGGCACAGCCCCCGGAGTTGCACTGTAATAAAGTTGAATAGGTGTTGCGCCTGAAGCTGCCATAATAACTCCTTAAAATGTCCCGCCTGAGATGCCAGAGGTGGCAACTACAGTAGCTGTTGTCAATGTATTAGTAGACGGATTAAAAGTAATATCCGCATCAACTAAAGTCCCTAAATTACCCGTTGTAGCACTGTAAAACGCCAAGTACCTCGTCGCATTCGCACTATCCGCAGTTACCGCTACATTCGTTGCATTTGTTGCAGTTGTAGCCGTTGAAGCAGAACCAACAGATAAAGTCGATTGTGCAACATACTCAGGAGCCGCAGCACCAGCTACTAATACATGCGTACTCGTACCCAATGCTAGTTTAGAGATTGTCGCCGTACCACTGGCATAAATCAAATCACCAATCGTGTAGGTCGTTATTCCTGTGCCACCATAAGCAGGGGTAATTGTTGACGCATTCCACGTACCCGCCGTTAACGTGCCAACACCAGTTATTCCAGTATATGAGCCGCTGATATAAGCACTGCCTACCGTACCAGACGTAATCTGACTACCAGCAATCGCTATAGATACGTCAGCCGCACTAGTAACCTGACCCTGAGCGTTAATCGACAAACTTACCGCAGTAGCAGCACCACCATAACTTGCAGCCACTACACCTGTCGTAGCAATATTAAACGTGTAAGCAGGCGACTCAGTTAACCCAGTGCCTGGTGAATAAACTATAGGAGCACCAAACTGAGCAAATACAATGCCCGTAGTACCCATAACAATAGGCAGCGGGGTCTGCTGAACCCACGATGTATTAGCGTTAGCCGTTCCAGAGGTAATTAGGAAGAAATCACCAGCATTTATCTGGTTTACGCCAGTTCCAGGGGTATTAAAGTCTGTTGAACGAGTCAGAATGAACGGCGTACCAGGTACTGCATCACCCGCCTGTGACAGCACATACACACCGTTATAAGCAGCATTTGCCTGATTTTTAATCAAAATCCGCTTGCCATCATCCGTAGGTGACGTAAACGTGTACCCATCAATAGTCAGAGCACCATTAGCATTTGCAGTTAACGTCGCACCAACACCAGAAGCCCCGTTGTTGTACGTACTTGCAGGCAAAGCCGTAGTCGAAGCGTAATTACATGATTGATGGAAGTTAATACCAGCAGCAATCGTGTCTGCATACGTCTTGTTAACAATATCGTTACCAGACGAAGGTGTCGCAGTTATTGTCCCTGACGTCATCGCCACTGAGGTAAACGTACCAGCAGCCGCTGAAGTCGCACCTACAGTCGTGCCATTTATCGTTCCACCCGTAATAGCAACCGATGAAGCCGCTTGGGTAGACATCGTGCCTAACCCAGTAATAGCCGTATTTGGGATGGTTGCAGAGGCTGTAAACGGGCTTGTGCCGTTACCTATCAAATACCCCGTTAATGTCGTAGTTCCAGAGCCACCATTATCTACATCAAGAGTTCCACCAAGGGTTAACGTGCCACTTGATTCTATAGGGCCACCAGTAAGCGTCAAACCAGTTGTGCCACCTGAACCATCTACAGAGGTAACTGTACCCGCACCAGCAACCGTTCCCCATACAAATGCCGACCCACTCCACTTTAGAAACGTGTCTGCCGAGACAGGAGCATCAACAAAGCCCGTATTGCTTGGTGTAACTTGATACGGAATCTTATTTGACGCACCACCAGCTATGTTTGTAGCACTTACGGGCGTACCTACAAGCGTTATCGTCCCAGAACCCGTAATTGGGCCACCAGAAGTCGTTAAACCTGTCGAACCACCAGATACATTTACAGAAGTAACCGAACCATCACCAGAGCCAAAGTTTGCCCAACTATTATTTTGATAGCCCTCAAAACGACTAGTCGTTGAGTTATAACGCATCGCTCCATTAACAGCAGCACCAGAACGATCCCCAGTTGCACCAATCGGTACAGTCATCCCAGCAACACCAGGTATTACTGGATTGTTAGCTATCGCAATAGTCGGGTTACCTTGACCTGTGCCGTTAGTTACTGTGATTTGATTGCCAGTTCCTACAATCTCAATAGCGCCCACAGAAGCACTTGCAGTCAACGCTAGTATGCCGTTACCAGCCAAGCCGTTAATCGTGCTTACAGGGCCACTTAGAGCCACCACAGGGTTGCCAGCTACACCATTACCATTAGTGACAGCTACCCCCGTACCTGAGCCTGTAATAGTCCTTCCTACGACAGAACTGCCACTCTTTGAGATTAATCCGTTTGTTGATGTCTCTAAGCTTCCAGACACGCCATTTAGGACAACAGAAATTGTTCCCTGAGAACCTGTATCCGTTAATCCAACGCCAGTAGACCCAGACAACTGCCTACCATTAGGTAAGGTTGGCTCAGGGTTAACCGTAATAAACGTCTGCTGCTGAGTAGGAGAATTCGCAATATCCGCAACAGTCGTCTGCACCGTCTTGCCGTTTTGGCTTATAGGTACTGACTCTGTGCCAGTTAACGGCTCCGCACTAGGTAATCCACTTATCGTAACTTGTGCCATTATTCACCCGGACTGATGATGTCAAGATTGCCATTGTTCTCTGGCGTCTGTGTGTTCTGGTTCGTAGACAGAATGAACCCGCCATTAGTAATAATGTCGTTAGGATCAACTGCCACACTTACATCTGGCCTTGGAAAGCGCAAATTAATGCGCTCAGTCTTCCTTGCAGGCAATCTGTATGGATCTAACTCATCCTTACAATTCTGGTCGCACACTCGCAAACCAGGAAAATTAGTATCCGCAGACAAATTTACAAACGGCCTTTTCATGCGACATCTATCGCAAATACCTATTGCAAGACTTTCAAGACCAGTTGTGTCTAAAAATGCAGGCATTTATACGCCTTACTTTGTATATACAGATATATTTGCCGCAAGATAAACAGGCGACTTGTCTCGTTCTTCCTGTTCTGCCTCATAAAAATACTTCTCAGCCATACGCTCGAGGTAAGTCAGTCGATTATCTGCAACCGCAGGTAATTCTAATGCCATTCGATGAGATAACATAAAAACTATCGCCTCATACCAACGCTGAGGTATCTCTAGTTCTCCGTACAACTGCCCAACATCCATAATCTGCCGCGAATACCACACAGTCATCTGAATAAACGGATCACTTGGTACAGGCCATAAGTTAATCTGGGCTTGTGGAATAGTCCGATTGAACCAAAATTGGTACGGCTGGTTAGCTGTAAAGTTCTTATTCGGTAAATTCGTGTAATCGTCACGGTTTAGACGGGACATCTGGATTTCACGCGAGTTATTACCAATAAACAGCTCACGTAACGCTAATGTCGTACCTGCGTATGCCCGAACACGGTAATACTCAACCGTCTGACCAGGCTCAACGTCAGTCCAAATCCACTCGTTATCAGTTACAACAACTGACCCCAAATCTTCCAAAGTCTTCCATGTAATTCCATCAACGGAATATTCGTAAATAAGTGACCAAGTAGCAGAACCGCCGCCAGCGACATAGGGCAATATGCCAATACTCCCAGCATAAATAGGACTGTCTGTGCCATAGAAGGCAGATATATTGCCGTTCGCAGATGCTTGCTGGCAAAACGTGCTTATATCGCTGTCAGCCACGTTTGCAACGACTCCGCCAGCAGAACTACTATAGGATGCAGTTGGGCGGTCTAATGTCCTGTAAAGCACGTTTAATGCGTCTACAGAGCCTATTGGCATGTTGTATATGAATTGGTCAGCTTTGAGGCCGTAAACCTTCTTACCAATAGCCCAATACTGAATACCAATGTTTGCTATATGAGAAAGCAGAAAGTACAAAGACTCTCTTGCCGAAAGAACTTGTTCTGCGGTCAATTCTTCAGCTAACTTACCGCAACGCCTAGCACCATGATCTATCAGCTTTTGTACGCTGATAACGGTTGTGCCAACAGTTCCTGAATACGCCATGACCGTCCTCTACCAAGTAGGTGCTTTTTTAGATTTCTTATGCGTAGAAATCTTAGTTGCTTTTACCGCCCCACCTTTTTTCATGGCATTAATATCAGCATTGCCAAGGGCAGAACCTATCTGACCTACCGCCTGATTAATGTTACTCATACCTTGATTAATCTGACCAAGTCCAGCCTGTGCATTAGCTCCAGTTATAGGAGCGCTACCAGCAGAGCCAAAAGTTGCATACTTCGCTCCAGCATTATCCGTATTTACTGTGTCATTAGGGTTGATGCCAAGAATATTGCTTAACCCAGCCATAATTTTTCCTTTTGTCTACCAGCCTGGACAATTCCAGCGTTTCATAGAAGCCCTAGAACGCGAACCCTTCTCAGACTTCTCAGCAACCGCACCCATACGAGCACAGAATGAGTCTCGTCTTTTGCCACCTTCAGGCTGCGGAGCTTTTAAATCACTTCCAGTCTCACGGTTGTATTTTGCTCTACCCTTGGCAGTTAATCCAGCGCCCCTTTCAACAGGCATCTTTTCACCACGACCAACCGCTAGAGAGACTTCACCACCCTTTTTCTTTGCTTCAGGCAACTTACCGTAAGCCTTCTTGCCTACATTAGATTCTGTATATTCAGCAGCAACATTTGAAGGAATGCCAACCTTCTTAGCTATCTTTGGGTTGTACTGAGCAGCCTTCATTAACCTAAACTGAGCTTTAGATTTGGCTGGCATAGTTAATCTGCCTTTAAAAGCAACAAAGCAAAATTAGCATCACTTATCGTTATAGCAGTTGCTGATGTACTACACGCAGCCTGCACAATTACGTCTTCACCTGCATCTACATGCACAAACGCAGATACAGCAACAAACATAGGATCAGAAGAATGCGAATGAGACTTCACTACTGTTTGCGCATAAGCTGAATTCGTCGTGCTGTTAAAACAACGGAATGTAAATGTTCTGTTATTTGAGTCAGTAAATGTAATAAAAAACTGTACAAGATAATCACCCGCAACATTAACTGTTATCTTGTCACTTGCCGCAACAGGCGTAATACCATTAGATAAGCCGTCTGTGGTAAATGCCGTAACAGCATAAAACTGATTTGCAGTGGTTAAAGTTTGAGGTGTTGCCCCGCTTGCAACATAAATCTCACCATACGTAGCAGCAGTTAAGTTATAAACCGTACTTTTTACGTTGGCTCCACCTTGAACCAAAGGGACTAGCTCTGACCCATCAAGGGCCAAAGCAGAAGGCATTGCGGATATTTTTTGGTCAGCCATTACGAAGACTCCAATACAATCTTGTCATCATTTTCTTGTAAAACTAAACCAGGCGATGTTTCATCAGCAATATAAAATGTCACCGTAGGAGTAGCCCCATACATGTCTACAACACCGTCGTCCCCAACATCTAAACCAAAACTCACACCACCGATAATATTTTGAGCGCCTACACCAGACGCAAAGCCATCGCTGGTATTAGCTTGGTTGGCGACCTCACCGTAGCCTACTTTTCCCATCAGATACCCGCTTGGATCAATTTCAGTTGAGCAGTGCCATCACCGCTATTTACCAAAACCTTTACTCCAGTTACAGGGAAAGCATAGTTTCCGTCAGCATTAGCTGCTTGACTCGCAACACTTGGATGGGAAAACCAAACACTGAAACCAACAGCAGGGTCGTCAAACGTATGCTGTATTGTGTAATTAACCGTACCAGTTACGATTACACCAAAGCCCACATTAAACGGACTAATGTTAGTGTTCATTACAATCGGCGTGCTTGATCCAGTGCCAGTTTTTGATACTGTTTGTACTTTCATTCTGTTCCCCAATCAAAAGTAGGGGCCTAAGCCCCCACCTTATTTAACAAACACCACCGCCACGCTTCTTTTGTACCGTAACCGATTCTTTGGTTTTGGTAACAGCTCGTGGGCCAGGAGCATTTTGTGAACGTAAGCCTAAGCCCTTCATGTACAAATCGCCATATTCATCAGCAAATTCGCCAGCTTCTTTAACAAATTTACTGCCTTTTACTTTGTCGAATAGCTCTTTGCCTTTGCGAAGAGGATAAGTCATCGCGGATTCAACATCAGAACGTAGTCCTTCGTTAAATTTACGCTCATCCTTTTCCCAATTTTTGTAGCCCTCAGCATTTTCCTTCTGCTGAGCATCACCACCCTCAGCCATCTTCTTTACCTTGCCACCCTTTTTAAAGGTGCCAGATAGTGCAGTAATGCTTACAGGAGTAGATGGTTTCTTATGACCCTGTGGCATTGCTTCAGCCTTACCAGAATCATTCACCGATCCACCCCTAGCAAACTTTTTTGTTGCACCACCCTTCTTGAAGCCACCCGCATTGCCCTTACGAACTTCACCAGTAGTGGTGTTCGATACGCCAGCAGATGAAGTGCTTACGTTACCCTCAACGCCACCACCTTTAGCAAACTTAGCAACACCACCAGATTTATAACCACCACCATTACCATTCTTTACACCGCCAGTTGTAGCAGGAGAATGGTCAGGAGTAGCAGTATTTACCTTGGTCTTGAACATAGGTGACTTAATAATGCCACCAGAGGCGTATTTAGCCACATTGCCGCCCTTTTTGTAGCCACCTTGACCCATAGCCACACCGCCAGTTTTAAGGCCCTTGTGAGCCTTAGAAGCTGGCTTAGCTTCATGTTCCTTTAACTCCTTAGCAGTGCTTTTCATCATCTTCATTTCTGCTTTGTGCTCAGAAGAAGATTCACCGCCCTCTTTCATCATGCGTGATGCAGAACCTACAGGGGCGGCAGGGCCAGCACCCATAGCTTTCATCATGCGACGACGTCTCATCATATCTGGACGGGCAGGAGCCGCCGCAGCCATGTCACCACCACGGGCAGGAAGACCACCCATAGCCGGAGCCATAGCAGGTACGCCACCCATTTGCATCTTCTTTTCTACTTTGCCGCCTTTTTTGAGCTTTAGCTCTACGGTAGGCTCCGTGGTCATCATCTTGACCATTGGCTTAAACTGACCCATTTTCAGACTCCTGAGTATTGGATGGTTGGCTTTGTGGCAAATCAATACGGGCTATCAAAGAATGAAGAACATCCATAGCAGCCTGTGACGCAATTGCAACCTCATGAGCATGTTGCTTCTGAGATTCCATGCGCTTGAATTGCTCAAGCAAAAATTCCTTCGTAATTTCCATTAGGCTTCAATTGCGTATAGGAAATAAGCAGTGCCAGCGGAATCAACAAAGCGAATCTTTTGAGTCGCAGTGGTAGATGTCGCGCCAATTGCCTGAACCATCGCATCTGGAAGATTAAACAGGTTGCTGATTGTTCCCGATCCAGAATTCGTAATACGAATAAATGAAGCGTTACCAGGAAGAGTAGCAGTCGTGTCAACGTCAGAATCCACCTGAATAGCAGCAACAGTACCGCCAACAGTCACGCCAGCAGCAGCACCTAGAGTTACACGCATACCGTTACCAGCACCAGAAATAGAGCCACCAGAGTTTACTGATAAAGAGATGTGAGCACCGTTAACAGTGCCTCCAGTAGCAGCATTAGCACCAGTTACTCGAGTCAAAGCGCGAAGCGTCTCGCCAGAACCTGTAGACGTAAACGTCAGACGGTTGTAGCTCAAGCGAACGTCGCCAGTAGTATTAGAAGCAGTACCGTAAGAACTGGAGATATTTCCAGCCTCAGTTGCAACAACTGGGTCTGCTGCAGAACCCGTAATAAATCCGTTAAGCGACCTTACTGGGCCACTGAATGTGGTCAAGCTCATTTATAGCTCCTTATGCACAAGTCACCCGTCCGTCTGTGCATCGTCTGCTAGGGCAGTCTGACGGGTTATGTTCCCTAGAAATCCCCCGCCACTAGGACGGGGGTGTCTTTACTTACACGCCAGGCGTGCCGTACATTGCGCGTGGGTCTGTGAAACCAACGTCATAACGCTCAGTTGCCTTGTAGCGCATGGTGTCAGTCTCAAAGTCACCTTCCATCGTCTTCTCCAAACGACGACGCATCAACAGCTTCATGCCTTCTGGGGCATCAGTCTGTACCCACCATGCAGTCGATGAAGTCAAACGCGACAGAACTGCAGCGCCTTCGTCCAACAGACCGATAGATTTAATTGGGTTGATGTCGTTGTCAGCTGTACCAGAACGCAGAACCGACTTCAGCAGAACTTCAGCTTGGAACACGTTGCCTGGTGCGACGACCAGTTGACGTGGAACCAAACGGATTTTCTTGCCGTTGTTATCAACAGCCTGACGAATCTGAATCAGCATCTGTTCCAAAGAAGTCTGGGACAGGTTGGCTGCAGTCGATAGCAGGTTGGAGAATGTACCGTCAACGATTGGGTGCGAAGCTGAGTTCAGCTGTACACCGTCACCGCCTGGGTATGCGCTGTTAAAGGCGCGGTTCAATACGTTTGCAGACAGAGTCTCTTTCGTCTCAATCAGCGATTGCGCTAGGTGACGCGCATACACTGAACCGATACGAATGTGATCGCCGTCTTCCACCAGCACTTTGGTCAATGCGAAGGCCAAGCCATACACACTGTAAACATAGCGCTTGAGGAACAGTACGCCACCCTGTTGATAAACAACTGGGCTACCGTCAGGCAACTGAGGTGCTGCGCCAAAGCCGTAAAGCACTGGCTCTTCGTGGTAATTACGTGGAATACCGTCTTGTTCACGGAAAACACGCGACCATTCATCCGTACGTTGGTCATAAACACCATCAAAACATTCGTTCATGATGGGTTCGACAATACTACGGAAGTCCGTACTTCTCATTGGGGCTGCCATTTATTAGCCCTCCTTAAATAGCGTTAATCGAAGCAACGTACTGACTGAGAGCAATCTGTACTTGCACGATAGGATAGTCATCACCCCAAGCATTGTCAGGGTACGGAGCTAAGTTAATCACGCGCAACTGGTTCGTAGACCAGAGCCAGCAGGCGTTGTACCCATAGCAGCAGACGATAGACCAGTTGAGTTTGATCCAGCAGTCGGATTGCTAACGTCATACTGATCACCAATAGCGCCTTGAGTCAGGGTACCTGCAGCCTGAATCTCGTACACAATATTAGGATCTTGGTAGAAATACGCAATAACAGAACCAACTTGGAACGATTCGTTCGCAGGCCAATAATTCGAGACGCGACGACGACCAGTTGAGTCAGTCCATTCACAGCCAGCAAATGCGCCGAGGAATGCCTCTGTAGAAGCGATGTTTTCAATATAGCCAGCCGTATTCATCTTAACGGGCGCACCCTTAAAGATGTTTGCAGCATAGCCGAGAGAGACGTTTCCGCTAGTGGAAACGGCTTGAATACCGTTGGCAAGAGCCATCGCACGATCCAGACCAGATGGATGGAAGGCGGGGCGCAAACCAAACGGAGCAGCAGTAGCACTCATGTAATACTCCTTTGTTGGTTAAATGCTTCCCTTACGAAAATATCGGGGCAGGAAGCTCTTTATCAATTTCACCCAGGCCGTCGCCTTCAACTTGTCCAAGCTTCTTGCCTGAACTATCACGTCCACCAAGCTGTTGATGTGATTGCACTTTAATCTTGTTAGCCTCTTCAAGAGGTTTCTCATGATGGAAGTGCGTCATGATGTCCTGATAAACTTCTTCAGGAATCTTGAACAACAACATCTCATTACACGCAATAAACCCAACATGCTCTCCAGCCTTTACGCGCCAATTTTCAAACCCGTTTATTTCTTCTGCTTTCACAGGTATATAACCGAGTCGCATACGCTTATCAATGCTGTCGTAACTGTTAGTAGTTGATAACCAGCAAACGTGCCAACCCTGAAGTTCAGGGACTGCGGGCAGCGCTCTTTGTGTCCATTCATCGCTCCACATCTTCCGACGTTCATGCGCTGACACAAACTTCTCTTCGGCGGGTTCTCTTTTCGCTTCCTCGCTTGCGCGATCTTCACGACCACCGACTTTCAATGATTTCTTTAAACGACCGTCCATAATTATCCCCTATTGTATTTGCGTTGTTCACGAGCATATCTTTCAAGCATCTTCTTTCGGGTAACTGGGTTTTCCCAAAGTCCTGCTTCCTTGATAGCACGTATCTTTTCCGGCTCAATCTGAATCCTGACTTTGCCGCTTTCAGTGACAGTCTCACGACCACCACCTACCACAACACTTCGAGGCCTTCTTTGGGGACGCTCGTCATTTACATCAGTATACCTATGTGGTAGCCTTTTTTGCAACCGTCTATCGAATTCTTCCCAATAATCATCTTCTGCTGGATTCCAACCCTCTTTAGCCATACTTGTGTCTATAAGCTTGGCAACTTGGCTATCTTTGTCTCGCAGGTTGGAATCATACCAATCGTTGCGATCTTGCCAATCATTTGACAGTCTTATAATCCGTGGGTCTACAGTCTGAGCTGCAACCTGTGGAGCTTGTGCAGCACGCTCTTTCATGGCTTGTAGTGCATCAAGACGCTGGCGAGATTCGTACCAGTCGTTCTGAGCAGCCGCTATACCCTGACCATCAGAAGCGTCACCGGATTGCGACATCCGTACCTTGGCATAGTTAAGATTGCTCTGCTCTTCCTGTATGGCACGGTCAATCTGAGCTAAGTCAGAATGATGAGACTTACGCTCTAAAGCCGCTAAACGCTCAGTCAGCTCACGGTTTTGACGGTCAAGAATCTGCAAACGCTGATCTTTTTCCTGATTCGTCTTCTTTACGTACTCTTTCTTAGCCTTGCGTCGAGCACGACGGGCTT